TTGAAGAATATCATAAAAAGATTAAAAAGGTAGAAGAAGTTAGAAATATGCTAGTTAATTCATTAACAGCACTATTGAAAGAAAATGAGGAGTAATAAATGTTTGAAATCAAGGGTAAATACACTACGGCAAAGGTGATGATAGATATAGTAGAACCAGAATGCATATCTCAAATCACAAACTTTCTAAACCATCCAGCATTTGTAAATCCAGTAGCCATCATGCCAGATACTCATGCTGGAAAAGGTGCCGTAATTGGATTTACAATGCCTTTAACAGACAAAGTAATTCCAAATGTAATCGGTGTGGATATTGGTTGTTTTACAAAAGATACAAAGATTCCACTTCTTAATGGAATACAATATGAAATTGGTGATCTTATTGGTAAAGAATTTTATGTATATTCTATGAATGAAAATGGACATATTGTTCCAGGAAAAGCAAAAGCTTTAAAAACAAGAACTAATACAGAGTTAGTAATTGTTGCAATTAGCGGTGGTGATATAATTAAATGTACTCCAGATCAGAAATTTATGCTTATAAACGGAGATTATAAAGAAGCAAAAGACTTAAATCCAAAAGATAGTTTAATGCCATTATATAGATCTTATCAAACTAGAGATGGATACGAAGTGATAAGATCTATTAAACAAAAAGCAAGATGTACTCACGATATAGTATCTGAATATTTTTTAGGAAAAAGAAAAGAAAATGAATATGCACACCATATAGATCAACTATGGTTCAACAATGATCCATCAAACTTAGAATATGTAAATAAAAATAAACACTCGTCTGACCATGCAAAGAAAAGAAATTATATGGCAACAGATGAATTTAAGCAGAAAAGAATTAAGAAATTAAAAGAAAATGGATTTTATGATCCGAAATTTTCTGAAAAGAAAAAACTAGTTGCTACAAATAATATTAAAACATATATGCAAAACAATAATAAAGAATGGAAAGAAAAAATTAAAGATAATGGAAAAAGGGGTGCAAAATATTTTGTAGAATTTAATAAAATAAATAATAATACTATATTTACATGTAATAACTGCGGAAGGCAAATTAAAGGAAAGGGTGGCTATACAAGACATACTAAAAATTGTACAAATAATCATAAAGTTCTATTTGTAACTTCAATACCTCAAAAAGAAGATGTTTATTGTTTACAGGTTGAAAAATATCATAATTTTGCAATATCTGCTGGAGTATTTGTTCATAATTGTGGTATGCTTTCAGCAAAATTTTCAAACATGAAAAAAGAAGATTTAGATCTTCAAAAGCTTGATGATTTTATCAGAGAAAAAATTCCATTTGGTTTCAATATTCATGATAAACCTTTTAACATGAAAGAATTTCCGTGGGTTCTTGTAACAAGAAGTATTGCTGTATTTGCAAAACAATGGGAAAAAAAGTATGGAAAAACCATTGAGTTTCCAGATTATAATTATGATTATTTTATCCAAAGATGTAAGAGTATTAATATTGATCCAATATATATTGCTAGATCTTTGGGAACTCTTGGTGGTGGTAATCATTTTATTGAAATGGGAACAGACGAAGAAAACAACGTCTGGTTAACCATTCACTCTGGTTCAAGATATCTCGGAAAGAAAGTTTGTGAGTATTGGCAAAAACGTGCTCATGGAAATATCTTAAAGAAGAGATACGATGATCTAAAAGAAGGAATAGCAAAGATCAAAGGCTCGGAAGATAAAACACAATATCAGGCAAAGATTGACCAGTTGAAAAAAGATCTTGGTTTAGATAATGTTAAGTCAAATGAAATGGAATATCTTGAAGGAGAAGATATTTTCGGTTATTTGTTTGACATGATTTTTTGCCAGATATATGCAGAAGAGAACAGATTTAAAATGCTAGATTCTATAGGTCATTTCTTCAACAAAATCGAAATTTCATCTTTAATTCAAACTATTCATAATTATATCAATCCAAATGATATGATTATTAGAAAAGGAGCAATTAGTTCTTATCTGAGAAATAATATGATTATCCCTTTAAATATGAGAGATGGAATTCTTATATGTAGAGGAAAATCAAATCCCGAATGGAATTTTTCTGCCCCTCATGGTGCTGGTAGAGTTTTATCAAGATCAATGGCTAAGAAAACTTTGGATCTTGAAAAATTCAAAGAAACTATGAGCGGAATATACTCATCTTCAGTTTTATCATCAACTTTGGATGAAGCACCAGATGCATATAAAGATTCTAAACTCATTGAAGAAGCAATTGCACCAACAGCGGAAATAATTAACAGAGTTAAACCTTTTTTGAACATGAAAGATAGAGAGGGGAAGGAAGATTAAACTAATGAAACAAAAAATAGACACTTCATGGTTGGATGATATTCACAACTCTTTAGAGAAATTACAAAATATTTCCTGTGGATTAGATCGTATTGCTGGGGCATTTTATGAAACAGGAAATCAGGCAATGGGTAGAGTTTTAACACATGATTCCAAAGCTATTGATGAATGTATAAGGTCCATTCATGGTGCACTAGGAACAATGCTCAGTAACGATGTAAATAAAGGTCAAAAACAAATAGCTGAAATCTTTAAAACCCTTGCTAAAGGGTTGGAGGAAAAAAATGAAGGTCATATACAAAAGTGATTATGAACAATTTCCTGGTGGTCAAATAAAACCAAGAGAACGACTGGAAGTTGAAACAACAGTTGAGGAAGCTGCTGATCTTGGTGATAACTGGATAAAACTACTTAAAATCGTTCAGGATATTCGAGACAAGGGAAGGAGAGAATAATGTGTTTAATTTGTGGGGAGGGAATGGGATATTTCGATGATGGTTCTCCTTGTTGGGGGTGTAACTTTAGATATTGTCCTGATTGTCAAAAACCTGTCTTCGATAAAGGTTTGTGTGAACAATGTCTGACTAAACATTTGAGAAATCTTATAAATGTAAAAGAGTGTCAAAGACCAATAGGAGATCATCCTCATTTAAGGAGAGTGAAATGAGAAGGAAACTTGATTTTGTAACCAACAGTTCATCTTCCAGTTTTATTGTAGCGTGGCCAAAACTGGTTGATTCATGGGATGAGGTACATGATATTGTTATCTTTAAAGAGAAAGCTGATATCGTATTTAATGATTGCCTAAGACAAAAAGCTTTTCTCATTGAAGAAACTCTATCATGTATTAATAAAATTTCAAAAGAAATTGCACGGGGATATTTCTGTGGATATAAACAGTATTCTGATGATCCTGGATACAAAAATCTCTATCGTGATAGACAAGATAAAGTACTATCAGATGATGAGTATAGAAAGAAAGTGGATACGATTTTCAGAAAAGTTGATAAGGAAAATAAGAAAAATGCAAGGATTCTTGCTGAAAAATTCGTAAAAGAGAATATTGGAAAGTATTGTTATATGTTCAATTATGGAGATGAAGATGGATATCTTTATTCTCAATTAGAACATGGAGATACTTTCAGAGGATTGAAATATTTACAAATTTCACATCACTGAGGTTTATATGAAACTTGTCTTTGGAGATATCCATGGAGAATTTGCCAGACTAAATAAAATCCTCACTAAAGTTAGAGATAGAACAGACACTATTCTACAATGTGGGGATTGGGGATATTGGCCAAAGTTCCATGGAACAACTTATGTTGATAGATTCACAGGAAGAGTAAAACGAAACGATAACTACAATGTTAAAAATGGAACCATGACGAAAATTTATTTTTGTGATGGTAACCATGAAGATCACGAGTCTTTGTTGAAGTTAGAATCCAATGAAATTATGCCTAATGTTTTTTACATGAAGCGTGGATCAATTCTTACCCTAGATGATGGAAGAGTTGTTTTATTCATTGGTGGTGCATACTCTATTGACAAAAAATATAGAACTCCGGGACTAGACTGGTTTCCCGAAGAATCAATAACACAGCAAGATATTTATAATTTGCCTGATGTTAAAGTTGATATTGTTATCAGTCATACTTGTCCAAGGGAGTTTTTCAACAAACTAGTATTTAGAAATAGTTTTGTTGGAATTAAAACAGATGACACATCAATGGACGCATTGAGTTATGTTCTAAAAAAATACAGACCACCTCTCTGGTACTTTGCACATTTTCATCTGTTCAAACAGGGATATGATAATGACTGTAGATGGACAGCTTTAAGTTGCATAGGATCTAGTGAGAGATGTTGGATTGAGTTAAGGAGATGATATGGAAATTAAAGTTACTTATTTCGACGTTGCAACACAAACTGGAAGTTTACTTATTAAAAATTTTACAATCCCGATACCAAATCCAAAAGATGTATATTGTCAGATTATAGATCTTAGGACTAGAGGACATCAGATTTCAACACCAAAAAAAGAAATATTTTTATTTCCATCTGCAATTTTGAAAGCTGAAATAATTAAGGAGTAGCACATGACAGATTCATGGGATGAAATACTACAAACGTGTATTCATGGGGTAAGAGAAGGATTAGACTATCACGATTGCTCAGAGTGTAAAAAACTTGCACTAGAAGATGGTCTACCTTGGATAGATAAAAAAGATACATGGATATATACAGAAGAATATATGAGGAAAAGAAATGCGAATAAAAAATGATTTTGTAACCAACTCAAGTAGTACGAGTTTCTTATTTGCTTTCAAAGGATCAACAAGAAAAGACCTTTACAAAGCAATAAGAAACCATGAAATGTCGTTTCTTTTGAGTATGGATTATGATGGATATCATTCTCTTATTCCAAAAGAAAGTGATAACATAATATCCTGTAGTGCAGCACATGTTATTTACTCTTTAAGATCAGTAAGAAAACAAACTAAAATAATAACAATAGAGGAAAAACTTGACGAGATCAGAAAAGAAATTAAAACATGGCAGGGTTATGGAGAAAATAGATATGCTTATTATATCTATAATTGTTTCTCCAGAATAGCAATTCTCATGTATGCAAAAGAACATGGAATAAACAACGTTTTAGAAGTTTGTTTTGGCGACAACGATGGACCATTTGCTGGTACAAAAATTGGTCTTTTGATGGATTACGAAGGAAGAAACATTGAGGTAATGGATACGGATCTAGTTGTCTTAACTGAACAGAGAAGGTAATTACCTATGCAAAGAAGAAGTAAAGAGCAACAGAGAAATATAAAATATTATAACCATAACCTTGAAGTTATGAAGTACCAGGAAAAAGTAAGACAAGGAGATCTTTGGTATAGAGTTATAAAGTTTATAAACTCTTTTGAAAACGGGAAATTCTTTGATGCACATAATATAAGACAAGCATTCCAAAGAAAAAGTGAAGATCATGTATGGGCATATATCCATGCAATAAGACATGCTGGATATATAGAAATAGATAAAGCATCTGATTGGGGTGGGGATTTAGGATCTAGATTTAAAAAACTACACGATGTTCCATATCACATTTCAAGAGAGAAATTTGAAAAAAATCACTCAGGAAAAATGTTATGGATCGAAGCTGAAGTTTTATTCAAGAAAGAATAATTATAGGAGAAGATGATGAAAAAAAAGAAGGTTGATTCAATATCCCTTGTAGCGAACAAGGATTTCAAAATTTTGGATCAAGGAAGTTTTCCTATGGGAAAACGTGGACCAGAAAAAATCTATGTTGTTATAACACATGAAATTGATTACGATAAACCCATCTTTCCAGATAGACCAAGGAAAGATGGAGATTGGAATTTCGTGCATGAAAAACGGACTGTTGCGTGGTATCCAGATTTAAAAACAGCAAAAAAATGTATTGCTGAAAACTGGGGAGATATTCACGAAACAGGATATAATTATGCATCCATTGAAGAAACTTTTTCTGGATTATATCCATTTATTGAAAAAGAACATTGGTATGAATGGAAAGGAAAAAGTAAAAAACTCGGAGATGGTAAATATGTTCCATGTGAAAAACCAGAGCGTTTAAAAAATGTAGTTAATTTTGGAATAGGTTAAGGTGAATATAAATGAGCGAGAATATGGAAAGAGATCCAAACGATATTAATCCAAATTGGAAAAGACCATCTGATTGGAAATATAAAGCTGATTGGGATTCACCAAATTGGAAAAAATGGAGAACTGAAGATAATAAAAGAAGACAAAAACTATTAGATAAATATGGTTTTTCTCTATGTCCAAATTGTAATACTCAACATACTGGGTTAACCTTTATGTGTAGAAACTGTAGTCATAAAGTTTTAATTCCAGAGGATGATCCATTGCGAAAACAATCTATAAAACTAGAGGTCATAAAATGACAGGGGCAGAAGTTTTAATCAAAAAAGGGAATTCTATTGTTCTAGGAAAAGTAAGATTTGATGGATATGATGTTAAAGATTTTTTCAAGGGAAAAAAGATCTTTAATATTGACCACCTGGAATTATGGAAAAAATATCTTGAGTTCAGAAGAAAAGATTTTTCTGATGTTTGTCTTAAATCAGAAATTACAACAGAGTATGATAACGGATTTTGTAATGTGTTTGTAAAAGAACCAGTAATCATAGATATTGACGAGTTTAACTCAGTAGTTAAACATATCGAATCTTTAATTGAAAGTAGTAATCCCGAAGATGGTTACCTCTGTGGATATACTGATTATATGGTTCTTGTTGACTATGACAAGAAAAAGGTAACATTCTTCTAGGAGGAATATATGAAGAAAAAAATTGATTTCGTAACCAATAGTAGTAGTAGTTCTTTTATCTTTACAGATCCAGAACTAACAATTACAGAAGCTGCCCATGATATGATTGATTTAATTGTAAAGGAATATACACGGGATTTTCCTGGTTCAGGAAAATTCACTTGGGCAACTTCTGCAAAAAAGAAACTGAAAAAATTAGATCCAAATACAAATCTTATTCTTCCATGGTCTTGTAATTATCCATCGTTTTTATATAGGGATTCAACAGGGCATGTTCGTGTTGATACATCATGGAATCATCATTGGGAAGATTTAAACAATCAAACAACAAGTGTAAATGAATATGATCTTGAGTATAAAAGATCTCAAAAGCAAAATTTCTTCAACCTTCAAACTGGGAAACTAAAAACCAGAATGCAAGATAGAATTGATGAATGGACAGATTTTTACAAAAAGTATGGAAAAGGTGAATCAATAGAAAGAATTATTAATGAAATCAAACAAGAAGCGGAGGAAGCAGCAGATGAAAACAAAACTTGATTTCGTTACAAATAGTAGTTCAACAAGTTTCATAATTGGTGAAAAACCTTCATCATACATAAACAGGAAAGATATTGAAATTGAAATTAAAATAAAAGTTAACTTAAGAGATCTAATCAGTGATACATACGAAAATTTGAAATCTTTTGAAAAAGAATATGGTTACTTGAAAGAAACTAGCTGGGGAAAAGAACAATGGGAAAAAGCTGAAAAAGTTTTTTCTGAAGGTGGTGTTGTCCATATAGTAGAAGCAAGTGACCATAGTGACAATTCTGTCGAGAGGTTTCTATGTAATGAAGGATTAACAAAAGTAATATTACCTGATAATATTATAGTTATCCAAGGTGAAGGAGGGTATTAATGAAACTTAAAATAGATTTTATCACTAATAGTTCTTCCGCGAACTTTTTATTATATATTGAATCTACCGCTAGCACAGAAGAAGATTTTAGAAAAGACATGAAAAAATTTGTAAAAGATTTTTTCAATGAACGTGGTTGGTGGTATGAAGCAAAAGATAAAGAGATGGAAGAAAAATACAAGAAGTTTATGGAAGAGGCAAAAGATGAGAAAACAAAGAAAATGTATAAAGATACTCTTGATACATGGAAATACGGAAAAAGTAGATCTCAAAGAGTTGAAGCAGAAATAATGCAAGCTAAACAAATTGCAACACATGTATTTGAAATTGAATCATGGACATCAATGTTAAATTATTTACCAGAAGATTTACCAGATTATATGAAACATCTTATTATGTTATATGTTACCGGAGATGCAATTAAATATGGAATTAAACGTCTAACTTTGAGAATTGATAGTGATAACTAATTACGATGAAAATACTGGGGAATAAAATTCCTTTACATAGAGAGGTTTTTAAATGGTTTATATACTAGTTCATATAGGAGATACCACAATGGAAGAGAGATGTGAGAATTGTAAGTATTGGGATCCTCCGTATCCTAATCCAACAAATCAAGAAGGATGGTGTAAAAGATATCCAGAATACATTAAAAGAAAAAGAACAGATTATTGTGGTGAGTTTACACCAAAAATAAAGAAAGAAATTCTCCAGGATTAGTCATTTATATAAACTTATTCTATATATATAAATTGGTAATAAAACAAGGCAAGGAGTAATTTGAAATGAAACTCAAAAAATTCGTCGTTTCGAATCAGTATGCAATTGCCGTTTTCATCTCGGTTGTTGCTGCAACAATTATTAATCTCATCTTCTAGTAGGAGAACAAACATGTTCGAAAAAATGGCAGGGTTTTTGAACTGGATCTACTACAAGACAGAACCAATCAGGAATTATCTTTTCAATCTTATCATGGCATACTAGTCAAGGGAGGCAAGGACCTTATGACAAGCAAGAATTTCAGACATCTTATTACTGTGACCAGCAAGGAAATAAAGCTGGAAGGTGTAACACTCAAAAACGAAGACGATGTAATAGCTCTTATGGGTGACTTGAATGCCGCCAAGTCAACTATGCTGGAGATGCGAAGGACTGAACAGAAACTCCAGCATCTGAAAGATTCATTCAATGGGAAGAGTGCTCCAGTTTCCGATAACGTTTAATCCCATTGAAGTAGTTTCACTCACCGAGCGGCATCGGAAAGAGTGGGAAGAGCAGGATCGAAAACTTGAAGAACTTCTGAACTCAGATCTCTCAGACGACGAGGTCATCAAAAGAGCTCAGGAGATGTTCAAGTAGAGTCCAGAAAACTATCCCGGGATTAATTCTCGGGATAGTTTTTTCGACAGATTATGTTACCAGGAGGGCAATCCTATGACAAAGTTTGAAGTTTTGGTTGCTTCTGATAAACAATTCCAAATGTTCATTCTTAATAAAGTGGACAGACCAACGGAGTTTGTTTCAGTTGCAGAAGACAATGATCTCGAAGCTTTGAAAAGAAAAGCTGAGAAACTTCAACTGGAAAAAGGGCAATGGGTTCATATCATTGACAAGTTCACATTCGCCATTGTCTGGGAGGGAAGAGTATCATGATGAAAAAAATACTTCTTCCGTTTATTGCAATTATGTTTCTTGTAGGTTGTGCAACAGAGACTATAGTCTATGAGCAATCGACCGGTTTACCTGCAAGGAACTATGAAATCTACCTGACCAGTCCTTCAAGATCCGAGATCAAGACAATTTTCCATATCGTAAGAACAGTGGAGAAAAGTCAAGAATCTACAGTTCCAGAGTATCTTGATCTTTATAGAGAATATAAACTTCCAGAGAAAGATACGAAGGGATTGCATATGGTCATTCGGGTTTGGAACCCAAAGAAGGATAAGTATAAGGTGGTCAAGGTCATTGAACAGAGACCAGAATTTGAATGGGATTTCAATCGAAAAGTAACCGAGATTTATAATGGCAGTGACGAAGATAAATCCTTTCAGTTAGTTTGTCCAACACAGAAAGGAAATTATCGTGTAAGTGCAGCTATTATAGGTTCAGATGGTCTTCCCATTGCAATGTACCCTGAGTTCAAATATGTCATAAAGTAGGTGACATATGGTATCACCACAAGAACTATTCTTCGTAGCTGCGTATGCTGCATCAACCGCAATTCTATTTCATGGTCATCTTCCATTTTGGAAAGCATCCTTAATGGGAATGATTGTTGTAGTTATTGCATTTACAATAAAATATCTAATCTAACCATTTACTCTGTTACTGTTTCACTCCTGATTTATGGGGAGGATTACGAACGAAGTTTACCCTACCTTGCCGGGGGAAAACTTTTGGAGACGGATCCTCCCCATACAATTTTGAATTTGTAATAGAGTAATAATATTCTAGAGAAAGGAGGATGTTGCGTGGGACCTGGTTGGGAATTGTGACATGAAGGGTTCGGTTGCTTATAACATGAAGCTGGGTCAGAAACGTGCTGACGCTGCCAAAGCTTACATGGTTTCCAAGGGTGTTCCTGCAAAGAAGATCATCACTGAAACCAAGGGTAAGAAATATGCAGCCAAAACCTGGTTGGATACGGATCGTAGAGTAGATCTCTATCTGAAGTAATACTCCAACATAGGTGCCCTCCTATGTGAAAAGGGTGCGGAAATTGGATAGTCTCCTTTTTCATGCACCCTTTTTTTTGTCAATTTTTAATCAATTATAGATACGAATTCTATATATATATTAATATCTAATAAATAACAAGAAAAGTAATTGGTATAAGTTCTGGTTATTTTAGATGAAAAACGAAGAGATATAATAATATTATATCTCAAAAAATATATATAGTTCGAAATCAAAAGGCAAGGAGAGAAGATATGAGAAGTAATGTTATTCAATTCAATGGTGGGAGGTTGATGGAAAGTTACAAAAAAAGAATCCGTGAATCTATCCATCAGGAAAGAGATAAGAAACGAACCGGGTCGGCAAAGTATCCCTTTATCCTGACTGGTATTCTATGGGTTGTAATTATTGGAGCAATCGTTATCATCAGCAAAATCTTCTAGGCAAGGAGAAGGAAATGGGAATTCTAACACAGGAAGAGTTCAACGAAATCAAGAAGATCCATGAGGACATGAAGGTTACAATGATCAGTGCATTCTCATGGCAAGTCGGAACAGATATAGTAACCAAGAACCAGTTTGGTGGCTTCAAGTGCACCTGCCTGAACAGCAGGGTTATCGGAAGGAAACTTCCCTGCCTTCACATCATGGCAGTTCAGGATTACAAGCTTCCATCAATCTACAGAGCAAAGTAAATCTCTAGGCAAGGAGATAAATAATGAAAAAGGTTTTGATTCTCGCAGTAGCAGTATTCGTCATCTTGGCAATCAACATTTCAACAGTTCGGGCAGACACCAGGTATGAGAGTGGGATGTTTGTGGGGCAGTCCGCACTCATCGAAGCTGATACCAAAGTCTTCTCGACAGCAAACTTCGACACAAAACCCTTCGCAACTCTCAAACGAGGAACCATCGTTACCATTCTCAGTATGAAGAATCCAGAGAAGAAGTATCATTGGGTTCTCGTCGGGTTTGACAGCAAGGCTGGATGGATCCATGTAACTCCTACAGTTCATGCGCAGAAGTAGGTTGGAAGCAAGTAACCAAACAACTCAGAAACCTTAACGGCAAGGAGGTTTAAAGATGAGTAAGTATCATGTGGTGAATGGTGTTGTGATCATCGACCGCAAAGATGCCATCAAAACGAAAAACGAAAAGTAATCCTTCTTAGAGATGAATATTGGTGACAGCTTCTAGTGGGTTATAAATACCCCCGTCTAAAATCTTAGTATAAATACTGAGTACTCTGCTGTCACCAATATCCAGTCCTCATCTCTCTCCTTCTCAAAAGTGGGTTACCAATCTTCATCAGGTGACCCATTTTTTTGACCGACTATTTTTTTTGTCGACGAAAAAATGAGGGGAGTAGCTAGCCCTACTCCCCTCCAGGTACAACAAGAAGGCTGCCTGAGCGGTTATTGAATAAAGAAGTTGAGTTCGATCTTTTCCACAACTCTAGTTGGTTTTAGAGTAATATTGACATGGAAAGTCTTTCTCTTCTTCTCATATTCTGTAGCACTTACTTCTACTGTATAACTATCAAGACCTCTCCTACTCTTGAGATCTTCAAGGAATTCAATTACTCCATTTTGTACTGAACTCCAAGTAAGTCCATCATTCATAGTAAAGATATAATATCTACAGAATGTTTCAAGAGCTTTCTTAGCATATAGAACAAGTCTTACAATATTAAGATCCTGTAATGCTGTTGCTCTTGCTTGTGTAGTAAGATTTCCCCAAACTACATAACCATCTGAGAACTTAACAACTGGGTTCAACTGCTTAAGATACATCTGGTCTCTCTGAGATAGTTTTGGATTGAATCTCAATTCTTTAATTGATTGAATTGCCCCTCTTTCATAACCAGCAATTGCCCACCAAACTTCTGCTACACTGTCATTTCTTGGTAACAGATAAGCAATGTGATATAGTGGTGAGAACCAAACATCTTGTCCAGTAAAGATATCATAAACTTTATTGAACTCTTCATAAAGAGCAGCATAGTAAGTATTGAATTTATGTGTCTGAACTCTCTTATCAATAGAAGCATTAAATGTAGCATTGTCACCATTATCAAGAATAGCAACACAATCTCTACGAGTAGTAGCCAGGTTTACAATCTGAGTTTTAACATCTGTTGGATAACCAGCATCAAATACAACACTGAAGTAATAAAGTTCTGTATCAAGAACATTATCATCAACTGTTCCATCATAAGCATTTGCAAGAATTTCTGTAGCAACTGTTGTATCTAAATCACCAGAGGAATTCTTTAGTGAGCCATCAGAACCAAGTTTCAATGGAGCACCTTCACTACTAACAAATGTATCAGAAATTGATGTGTTTGCTTTCTTAATTTGATATGTAATGGTCGATCCGGAATCAAAAGCTGTAAGATCACCAACCCATCCTCTTGAAGCAGTATCTAGATCTCTACCATTGAAAACATTAACAGAACTGAATGTAGTTCCAGTTGCAGCACCTAACCAACCATACAGACTATTTCCTCTACCATCTTTTGCAACTACCATATAAGTTGCATTTCCGGCTTCTGGACTAGTCTGCCAGTCAGAGAAGTTCTGTTTATTATCCGTAATTGAACCACCAACTTCATCGACAGAAACAGTACCAATATCTTTATCATAAACTTTTACAAGTAGATCATATCCTGGAGCATAGTTTCCATCAGCTTTTAGCATCTCACATCTTAAAACAGTAGAGTATGTTTGTAGTACATATTCAACCCAAAGAGAATCTCCAGCTAGATCAAGAGCATTTGGATCAAATGAAATTTCAAAAGACTCAATAATTACATCCTGATTATCACTCTGTTTTTCATAAATATCCAAGACATAAACACCATTTAATGTTGGGTTTGAATGTGGTGTTAGTCTAAGAGAAATTCCATTATAATATTCACCCCTCCCAATTGGATAGAAAACACAGAGTGGGAACGTAGTTGCATCAGGAGCTTCAAGATTAGTTTTAATCTCAGCTTTACTATTTACACCACTAAGATATGTAATCTGAATTCCAGCTGAAGAATCTGTATCAGAAAGAGTTCCATCAATTCTGAAGTTAGCATATGTAGCATCATCTGGAAGAACTCTCATCCAGTATAATGAACCACTTTCACCAAGATAGTTATAAGCTAAATAAGGTCCCTGACCATAATTTTTTCCGTAATCTGTAATATTAGGATCACCAAATTCTCCAATAAACTCACCACGAGATCCAACAAATTTCATAACATTATCTTCACCCTTTGCTGTAAGACCAGCAATAAAGGCAATTGTTCCTGGTACAGCTGCAACATATGCAGATAAGTCTATAATTTTAGTATATACACCAGGTGATATATTCGCCATCTTTGTTTCTCCCTAAATTTTTGTTTGTTGTCTATTTGTCTTAATTCTTCTATTTCTTATATCCTTTCTCTTATACGTAAATATACCAAACAAATAATAGCTGTCTTGTTACTGATTTTGTAATTGTGGGGAATGTGGTTCTAGCATACATATGGAACGGACCAGCGTATCCCCCTGATGAACTTGCTGCAGTAAATAATCCTGCTTCACTTAAATTGTTTCCATTTGCATCATCATTACTAATTGTTACTTCTACTCTAATAATTAAGTATTTATCGTCATTTTCTGAATCCTGTTCAAATGAAACACCATCTAATGGATGTTTAAAATAAAAACCATCATGATAATCACCACAAGTAGAATCAGTAGCATTTATCCCTACTGGTGTATCTAGATCAGTATCTAAATTTGTTGGAGGTATTGGATTAAATGGATCTCCTGGAAGAGCACCACCAGTTCCAAGTCCAAACCAACAAATCCATTCACCTGGTTGGGGATCTACTGCTGGATTGACAGTATTGAAGATTCTGGTCGCTAACCATTCTCTCCCTAAGTATACTACAAGATTACTTCTTCCAACAAGTTTTTTCCCACCAAAGTCATCTATCTCATATATTTCAACAAAACCATTAGGAGTAATTTTCTTTTTTTCTGCTCTATTTCCAATAGAATCTCTCATACATTCACGATACCTGTCTTCTATTTTAATTAGAAGATCTCTTTCTTTTTCCATTTATATTCTCCTAAGTATCCTTTTAGTGCACCGTATAATGATGAACATTTATAATATGTTCTCAATTTATATACAGATGAGTAGAGAAAATCTATATATATTAATTACAAAGAGAAGGAATTTATCTTTTGAAAAGGAGACAAAAAATGCAAAAGTACACAGATGATTTTTTTCTTAAAAAACTAAACGAAACAGGTGACTCTTCAGTTTATGGATTAGCAAAGAAGTGTAGAATGCACCATAATACAGTAAGAGACAGAATGAGAAACTTATGTGACAGGGGGTTAATAAACCAGATTTGTTCTAATCCTGAAACATATGGTCCAAAAGTAAATGAGAAACTTCCACCACCAGACCCGGGACCAGAAGAAAAGAAAAAATTTTTCAACAAGATGTTGGAACCAAAAAATGAACTTACAACAATAGAATCTGAAATTTTGAGTCTTATTGAAAAGAGAAAAGAAAGAAAAATATCAGTCGGGAAACTTTCTCAGCTTCTTGGTTATCATCGAAATACAGTTTCAAGTGCAGCACGACGGCTTGAAACGAAGGGATATCTTGTTTCTGAAAAAGAAGGGAGTCATATTTTCTTTTCTAGAACTGGAATAGAAAAAAATGAAGAAGTTACACCCTTACAAGAAACACGAACAATGTTATCTGTAGGATCTCTTTTAAGTATTATAAAGAATGCATTTACAGATTTAGAATCTCAAGTCAAGATTCTTTCTCTACAGAATGAAACATTCAAGAATGCATCTCAAAAAATGACTTTTGAGAATCGAACTCTAGTAGATGAAGATGCAATCCGCGAGGATGAGAGAA